TATTTAATAAATCATTAACTTATGGCTAAACAACCGTACATTTCGCATACCGTGAACGGTTATTCTCGGTATGATTTGCCTGAATCCAAGGCATTTACTTGTACGCCTGGTATTCTTTATCCTGTGCGTATAGATTTTATCAATGCACGTGATCGTGTAAAGATTGCGCAAGGAATAGATGTTCGGAGTAATCCTCTTGCTGTTCCTTCGTTCAATCCTTACACTGTTCGTTTGCATCGGTTTTGGGTTCCGCTTCAACTTTATCACCCAGAAATGCGAACAAATAGTTCGAATTTTGATATGAATGAACTTTCGCTTAATTATTTTCGAACCTTTGTTCATTCGAGTAAATTTAATGGTGGTGAACCTACGTCCAATTCTTTGCTTAGTTGGTTGCGGATTGCTCGATTGAATCCACTGGCAAATCCGGCTCCAATAGCAGATTTTAGTCAGGCTACTTTGCAGGGTACTACCTGGGTGAATGCGGATTCATATTTGGCTTATTGGGATATAATTCGAAATTATTATAGTTATTCTCAATATTCGGCTTATTCGATAGCTTGGCCGGGTGATTATTATTATTTTGCGGCTAGTGGGTCAACACCAGCTTTTTATTCAAAGCCTCATGCTTACAACGCAGAATCTGCTTATTTCAATCAGATGTTCTGTAATTTAGGTTTTCTTGACGCCTATTTTGAGTCGCAATTTTATCCGGGTTCTAATTCATCAGACTTTAACGCTTATAATCGGTCATCATTGTTTGTAAGCATAATTAAGAGTCAGCACATTGATGAATCCTCACTTTTTCCGACTTATCCTCCTGATATTGTTATACCCGATGGTCAAGGAGTTCCTGTGATTAGCATTTCAGATCAATATCCTACATCTCCTTTTGGTGGAAATGTGAGTGGAGATAAAGTTACCCTTTTGGATGTTTTTTACTATGCTCATCCTATGGCTGTTTGTCCGGCATCACCTGATCGTTTTTCAAGACTTTTGCCGTATTCGGTGGAATCCAGTAGTGTTTCTATGACTTCTATTAAGACGATTCCGCAATTGGCTATTGCTAGCCGTCTTCAGGAGTATATGGATCTTTTGGGTGCTGGAGGTTCGCGGTATAGTGATTGGTTGGAAACTTTCTTTGCTTCAAAGATTGAGCATGTTGATCGTCCGAAACTTCTTTTTTCGGCTTCCCAGACAGTCAATTCTCAGGTTGTTATGGCGACTTCTGGAACAGGTCAAGTAGGTGGTTCTATTCTTGGTCAACAAGGTGGTTCGATCGCTTTTAATACACAACTTGGCAGGTCGCAATCGTATTATTTTAGAGAGCCTGGTTATCTGATTGATATGTTTAGTATTCGACCGGTTTATTATTGGCAAGGAATTCGTCCTGATTATTTGCGTTATCAAGGAGCTGATTATTTCAATCCTGTTTATAATGATATTGGTTATCAAGATGTCGGTTATACGCAGTTTAGGGAGATTTATGACGGAGCTACGACAGGTACGCCTGATGTTGCCATTTTCCGTGAACCTTGTTTTAACGAATTTCGTTCGAGTTACGACGAGGCGTTAGGTGATTTTGGTGTCAATAGTCGCTATGAACTTCTTAGAAGATGGATTCAAACTCGACAAATTATGCCTGTCTTAAGTTCTACTGAAGTCGGTAAGCCCTATATTTTTAATATGGTTCCAACGCTTTTTGTTGATTTGACTTCTGTTAATAGTCCTTTTGCTTCTAAATCAGAGGATAACTTTTTTGTTAATCTTAGTTATTCAGTTCAAAAGAAGAATCTTGTTAATAAAACATTTGCAACCCGTTTATCTGATCGTTAATTATTATGAAAATTTATCCATTTGATCCGCCGTCTGCTTTTATGTCACGCGGCACACGCATAAAGAGCGTTCTTTCTGGTGAAGGTGTTTTTGAGCTTTTACCTGGTGCACCCGATGTAGCTTTTGATCAGAAAAGTCAAAGTGCTCTTGACAAATTTGATCCTGAAATTGACTTCGATCCAAATTCTTATTCTCGTATGGACAAGTTTGACGGTCTTGAAGTTGGTCAGGAGCTTGTTGATAGTGCCCTCGATAAACGGCCTCCATCTTCTGTGTCGTCAGACACACCTGCCAAAGGCACCATTGACCAACAGTAGCGCATGCGGATGTTGGTATAGGCCGGCCGTAAGGCTAGAGGCCGTACTAAACCTTTAAAACGGAAGGAATGGACATAGTCCTTTCCTTCCCCGTATAATACTAAAAATAATATGAAGAAAGCGGCCGAAGGCCCTTTACTTGACATTATATGATATGTGCGCGGCCCCTACTTCAAGGATGCTTGAATTGATGTAGGAAAAAAGGCAACGAGTGCTTGAGTGGCGCGTACGCTTTCTATCGTTCTTTTAAATTTCAAGTCATGGATCAAAACATTAAAGATTCGATCGATAAAATAGTCGATCAGTCAGCCAACACAAAAGTTGGAAAAAATCGTCTTATTCTTTGGATCGTGATTGTTTTAGCCTTGGTTATCCTTGCTTTTATCTGTAGTTGTTCGTCGTCTCATAAAGTGATGCAATCAGCTTCTACATATAAGGCAGGTGATTCGGTTGTTACTACGATCATCTATCAACAAAGTGGTTCTTTAAAGAAATAATGCTATGTCTGCTTTTGGTACTGCCCTTGGCAATATGGGTTCTACATTTGGTACTGCTATCGCTAATTATGGTGGTTCAGGTCTTGGTGGTGCGCTTTTTGGTGGCATTACTGCGAAACGTCAGTGGAAGTATGCCCAGAAGCAAATGGCCCTCCAGCAACAGTATGCTCTTGAGCAAATGCAAAAGAGTGCGGAATACCAGTTGACTCATGACAAAACAATGTTCGATTATGAGAATGCTTATAATGAACCGACTAAGGTTTTTGAGCGTTTTTCTCAGGCTGGTATAAATCCCGCTGCCGTTCTTGGTTCGTCTGGTGCTTCGATTGGTTCAACAATTGGTACAGGTTCCGGTTCTGCTCCTTCAGCTTCTGGCCCGTCTGGGCCCGGTGGTAATTACGGTGGTACTCTTACCCCTGCTGGTGATGCTTTGGCTCTTTCCCAAGGTATGCTGATGACTTCTCAAAGAAAAAAGGCTGATGCTGATGCACGGCTGGCTAACGCTGAGGCTGCTCGCACCGAAAATGAGACGCAAGACTCTGATTATTATCGTAATCTTGCTGATCTTAATCGTCAATTACTTGAGCACAAAGTGACCGATCAGGCATCTATTGCAGCTTATGATGAGGCTCTTGCAACCATAACCAGAGCGACCGCTGTGTATGCTGACTCCACGGCTACTTATCAGTATCATCAGGTCATCTCCGATTATGCAAAAACCGTCGAGGAATATATGCATTTAAAGGCTGTGAATAATGCAGAAATTCCTGTTATGGATCAGTTGGTGGCCGCCAACCTTTCGCTTACTTTAGCTCAGGCTTATGCTGCGAATGCTCGTGGTTCGCTTGATAGTGTTCTTGGTCAGCAGGCTAGTGTGGAACTTAAAGATCTTCAAAATTGGTTTTCAGTTAATTGGGAAACTTCCATTGATGTTCCCGAAGTTAATGAGCATGGGAAACCGACTGGAAAAACAAAGAAGATGACCGGTAAGGAGATTCAGAGTTACCTGCTCGGTCTTTCTACCGCTTCGGCTGGTCAAGATATTCCTGCCAATTGGTTTAACATTCGTTCCCAGAAAAATCAATTCGGTTATTCGATGGTTAAGACTGTGCTTGCTGCTGCCGCTGCTGGTCTTGTTAGTCGCGGTAGGTCTGCTGGTGTTCCTGCTGATTTTGAGCAAACTACGTCTACTTCTGATCGTAATGGTGAGTTCGTTGGTGGAACAAGCGTTCGTCGTACTTATTTGCCTCGTCGATAATTTTTCTAAAAAAAATGTAGAATATTTGTTTTTTGTAAAATAGTTTTTACTTTTGCTATACACAATTGTTCAACGTTAAAACCATTTTTGTTATGAAAAGAAATCAGATTGATGTAGGTGCCTTGGTTGACTTTCATGTCGTGATTCGTGTTATCCCTGAAACAAGCGCTTATTCGGTAACTATTGGCGAAATTCAGGATGGCCAATTTATTCAGACATCTCGTCGCCCGGATTGTTGTGATTGCAATTGGGAAGCGATTAAACCTAATCCTTTAGCTCCTGGTCAAAGTTATGTTCTCTCTACTGATCTTCATGATTTAATTTCGGAAATCATGATTTACTCCAATGATGTCATGCTGTATCCTAATATGTTGGTTTTTGTTATAAAAGATTATCCCTATCAAGATGAAAGCACGGAAAAAGAGAACAAAGAGTAACGGAAGTCGTCGCGTTGTTCGTCCCCTCCTGGGCAAAGTTCTTTAAAGATGGTTGACGACTAAGTGAGGGAGCTGGAGACGCGTGTTCTAGCTCCCTTTTGCTTTTGTGTTATGAGAAGAGTCATTAATTTTACTGTTGGTTATCGGCCTGTGTCTTTGATTTATTATGATGATGAGCATGAAGGCCCGGGATATACTGTTGTCGCTAAGCGTTCCAAGAATGTATCTGTGATTTTTGGTCGTTTTGAGCATTTTGAGGATGCTAATGAATATCGTATTAAGTATGCCAAGTATTATCCCTTTGTA